ATGGCTAGATTGATACGATCATACTTTATTTGTGCCAATGAATGGTACAAATTTCATAATGATTTGAATCCTTCCCCATCTTTTGAAAGGGATCAAACAATTCGGGAAAGTCTCACCGAAACTTTTATAGGAGCACCTCATATACTGGGGGATGTGTTCTATTCCTTGACGAAAGGAAATTCTAGTGGTAATTTTGCCACGGTGCACATCAATGGTCATGCTAATGAGCTTATTCACCGATATGCCTTCTCATTAATGAGTGAACAATATGACGGAAAAGTACGCTCCTTTACAGATCACGTAAATTTAGCGACTTATGGTGATGATTCATTGACTTGTGTATCTGACGAGTGTGCTCCATTTTTCAATGGATTAACTCTTGGTCCAATATTCAAGGATCATTTTGGTATGACCTACACTTCTGCTAACAAAAATTCGGAACTTGTGGCCTTGAGGGAAAAACATGAAGTTGATTTTTGCAAGCGCAAGTTCTTTTATAATAAAGATGTTAGAAGAGTGGTGGGCACTCTACCCGTCAGTGGACTCCTAGAGATAACTAATTGGATAAAAGTTAGTGTTGATGATGGAGAATCTACTTTGGCCAACGTGGAAGCCGCACATAGAGAACTTTTTCTTTATGGACGTAGTACCTACGAAGCTTGGTCTAAGAAATTTGCTGCAGGATGTGCGTCCGTAGGATTGTTATACGATCCTCCAGCATATCGATCACTGCAGAATGATTTCTTTAAGAATGAACTTTAGTTCATTCTTTCTTCCTATTATTCCTCCGTAGCGATTCGCTATCTATGCGTGACAAGGGATAATTTGTATATTTAAGCGATTGAGTGTGTGATCTCCGCGATTCTCATCAAATTTCGGTGCTGCCTCTCTTATTAAATGTGGACAGTGATTCTGTCAGGGAAACATAGACCTTACGGAGTCTAGTTTCTTCGTTTTGATCCGTCAACAGTAATAACCCAAAAGAAGAGCCCGTGGCCCCGGGCGAAGTATTACACACTTCAGAAGGACCAACAACCACCCATCAGATCACAACTTTCTCAGAACAAAGTGCTCTAGATGAATTGCAAGTTGCAAAAATTATGCCAAGTTATGATATAAATCCTTATCCAGATGAATCTTTATATGGGTTTTTATCTCGACCTAGAATGATAAAATCAGTGATGTGGACCGAAAACCAGCCAGCTGGAACCCGCCTCATCAATTTGGATCCATATTTCGATCTTATAACGTCGTCAGCTATTAG